GCTCGCCTCAATCCCTAGCTGTGCCCTGACCCCAGCCATCGTTGCATCGAACTTGGCGTACCCCCGGATGGCAGCCCCAATGCCCACGCCAGCGATGATCCCGCCAATCCTCAGCCCGCCCAGCCCAGCCTTCACCTGCCCAAAGCCTGCCCGCACCTTCCCCATCTGGGCCTGCATGGCGGTAAAGGCCGTGCTGGTCTTCTGCATCCCAGTAACAGCTTGGGTGCCGTCGAAGGTCAGCTTCGCATTCAAGCCGAGTTGGTCTGCCATCACGTCCTCTTCTTTGCCTCAGTCCTGAGCTGACGGAGAAGACGCTTCATAAACCACGCTCGTTCCTTCTCCGTCAGCTCTAGGATATCCGAAAACGTGAAGCCGTGCCCAAAGTACATGAGGGTGTGGATGTCCTCCCTCAGGCGGTCAGGATGTCCAACGGAACTGAAGTATCGAAGAAAGGGTCGAAAGCCCAGCTGAACACGCCACGGATGTCCATACCGCACTTGGGGCACTGGATGACCGTCCGCAGGTCCAGTCCGGCAGCAACGACCCCAGCCTGCCTGTCAATGCGAAGAAGGTCGAACTTGGATAACGCGTCCAGGTCAGTGTCGGTTGGGACGTAGCCGGGCTGCACCCCTTCGATCTCCACGATGGCCTCCCGTAGCTGGGAATAGGAGACGCTGTTGACATCCTGTGCCCCGCTCAACAGCATGGCGCGGTAGCGGACAGCTTGCAGCTTGATCCGCTTGGACACCCTGTCCCCAACCCTGATGCCATCGCGAAGGTTGATCCAGGTGTGCAGCTCCCCGGGGTCATCAAAGACGGTTACGTCGGTCGTCCAGAGGTCGGCACGTGGCGTGCCCTTATAGTGGCACTTTGGAGATGGACAGACCGCTGGCACCTCGATCCATTCCGAGACATTGACGATCCTGGAATAGACGTAGGCATAGAGGAAGTCCGCGAAGAACCAATCATGCATCCGGCTCTCCTGCTCCGGTGACGAGTCCCCTGTCTCCAACAGTGGGTAGGCCACCCCACCAGCGGTCTCCACGATCATGCTGAGGTACTTCGCGGCGAGGTACGCGATGCTCCGGCCTTCGTTAGCCTCCCGGTAGGTGTTGAGGAAGCGGTCCACCTTGCCCTTGTACGGGCGGAGGGTGAACTCCTTGGCCAGCTTCCCGTCCTTCAGCTCCCCGATAGGAAGCCGTAGACCCTGTTCCTTGATGGTGGTTCGCTTCATCGGTCGTCCTCCCAATTACGCCAGCGGCGTTTGTGAAGGACGGAGGGGCGGTAGATAGGATGCTCAGACTTTGAGCATCCTACATGGGGATGATCTGGTCGTAATTCATCGTCCAGGTGATCGTCGCCATCTCTCCGTCGTTGTCCAGCTCGAGGTCAGCGTGCTTGCGCTTGCTCAGCCAGCAATTGGGCAGGGTGTAGCGTTTGCGTGGGCTACCCCATTCGTCAAAGATCATCAGGATGCCCAGCTTGAGGTAGAGCGGGAGCGTGTTCTTGCACATCCGATACCACGTCTCCATCGCCAGCACCTCGAGGTCATGGTGCATCGGCTGGACGATCTCCGTCTCGCCCTGCTTCTCCCTCCCACCACTGCGGGAGGTTCGGTCGGGGAGGTCGACCTTGTCCAGCTCTTCCTCCAGTCCGCCGATCGACACGAGGAGGACAGAGCCGACCCCAGGCTGCACGATGAGTTGGTACTTGTTCACCTGCACCCGGTTGGGCTGTACCACGTTCTTGATCGACATAGGTCAACTCCTTCCTACGCTGCCGCCGTGGATTCAAAGATGCCCATCTTGGACATGGTGATGATGAACCGCTCCACGGTATCGGGGAGCCTCAGCTTGATCTCCACATTCATGTCCCCGGCAGCTCTGGTGGCGTTGGTGTTGTTCTCCGCATCCATCTTGATCTCACACGCCTCCTCGAACGTGGCGCCTCGAAGCGCCCGCTTCCTCCACTCCGGCTGGAAGAAGCTCTGGAGAGCAGCCACAGCCGCAGGTTGCTCCAACTCATCGTTGATGGCGAAGATGATCCAGTCGAAGGACTCGGACAGGACGTGCTCATAGTAGGACATCAGTTCCCGTTGCTGACACCACTTCCAGCCGAGGTCGAGCGACGGCAGCCGAGCGCCCCATATGATGTAGTTGCCACCCTTGCGCTCGATCCTCGGGATTCCTGCCGGGTTGAGCACCTCGCCGTTCAGCTTGACGTCCCCAATCGGGAGTTCCTTGATGAGTGGTAGCTGGGCGTAGATGCCAGCCGCCACCTTGTGGTAGCCGTCGTAGTCCTTCGCCGTCCTTGCCTCGACCCCATGAACCATGCCCGTGACCGACACCAGCTTGAGGACCCCGTCCTTCACAGGGTCAGCGATGCTGGCGTAACTCGGGAATATGCATTTCTCGTAATCGCTCCTCCCGATCGTGTCGAGGTACGCCTTGGCGACAAACTCGTCGGTGATCGTGTCCTGGAACTCGAAACGGAATTGGTGGTTCTTTTGGTCGGCGTACGCCTGGCCAGCCTTCTGCACCGTGGTCGCGTCCACGTTCCCGCCGATCTTCCAGATGCCCGGCGTGGCGTGCTTGATCAGCCCGTACCCCTGCCCCTCCGTCTGGTTGAACGGAGAGGTGCTCGGGTCGTAAGCAGGGCTGAAGTCATGGGACGCCAGGTCATGGATCCCGTCATACCCACCCATCAGGGTCTGGCGGTACTGGAGTCTGACCTTCACGTTTCCACCGATGGTCCCGCCGATGGTCAGGTCCCCGGTTGCGATGGAGACCCCGACCTCCGTGTTGTCGGAAACGATCCAACCGGCCTTCGGCGCCAGGGCAACGTCCGGGTAGAAGATTCGCCCGTTGATCGCCTCGTCCTCCAGGAGTGGGAGGACGTATATGGTGAACTTCTCCCCTGGTGTCGGCACGCCACCGGAACCCTCGACCTCGACAGTGGAGAGCCCGAAGATGCCCTCACAACTGGACCCCGCCTGGACCTGGAGGTACATCCCAGCGCCTGTTCCATGGGTCGTGATCCTGAGGCACCCAGCGACCTCGGTGCACACCACACCTCCAGCATTACTGAAAGCGGTCTCGAGGATGGGCTTCAACTCAGCGAAGGTGACCGCATCGATATCGAGGAAGTTGTGTCCAGCTCCGTCATTCCCGATGCCCCGGGTCTCAGCCGTGTTGAACAGAAGGACGCCATTGGACGTACCGCCCGTGACCTCGATGAAGGAGCCGTAGCCCTTCTTGTCGCTGGTGATCGTCACCTTGGTCCCGGCCGTGGTAGCGGTTGCGCTCGCTCCGACGATCTGGCGGTTGATAGCAGCGGCCACCTCTTCCGCTGTGGCCGCAGCGTGGTCGACGAAGTCCGTGGCAGCGGTGAACACGATGGTCTGAACCGCGCCCCCGTCGACCTTCACCAGAAGCGTCCAGAGGTTGTCGATATGGTAGGTCTCGGCGGGTGCGTTCTCCCGGGCTGCCCCGCTCGCCGTGAACGTAGCGGTCTGGTCTGCCGCCCTGTCGACCGCGCCTACGAGGGTGTCACCTGGGGCCAGGTTCCACGGGCCCGGCAGCGTGCCGAGCAGGGTCGCGGCCGCGACGCCACCCCCTGTCACCGTGAAACCGATGGACTTGGGGTTGTCTGCCGCGTAGGCGACGGTGTCCGCTGGTGCGGTGAAAGTGTGCGTCGCCTGCTTGTCGAGGGACTTCAGTCGCCAGACCGTCGGGCCTGTCGACATCACCTCCAGCTCGTAGGTGTCTGGGATGACCTCGGTGCCGTAGGTGAAGAGGGCGATGGTGTTCGGCCCAGCCAGGCTGCTGTCCACGCGCACACACAAGGTGTTGAGCGCAGCCGCTAGCGCGGTGATGGCCGTGGACGCGACCGCCCCGAACCAGTTGGCCGGGCGTACGTCTGCCGTGTTGGCTCCAGTCCACAGGTCGGTGACCGTGATGAACACGTTGGACGTGTCCTTGTTGATCACGCCCACGTAGTAGTTGGCAGCATTCGGGTCCGAAGAGAGGTCGGGGTAGTTCCTTACCAGTTCATCGTTGACGTAGACCTTGAGCCCCCACTCCGTGGTCGGGTGAAGCTGACCATCCAGGACCTCCACCGCCAGTTTCTTCTCGAGGCCCCATTCGTTCAGGTTGTCCAGGGTGAGGGTGCACTCCCTGTCCGTGGCGAGCCCGAAGTCCGTCAGGGCCCGGCTGTCGCCTGCCAATGTGACCGTGGCACGGACGCCAGCCGTCCCGGCTGTGTTGGAGACGATGGAATAGGACACCCCCGAGCCTGTCAGCTTCAGGAGGCCACCCTTCCATTTGTTCTTCGGGACGAGGTATCCCATCGGCAGGGTGATGACGGTAGCCGTGATGTCACCTGGCACCGCTGTCAGGTCGACCACAACCGTGTCCCTCTTCCCCGCCCACTTGCCGACGTTGTTGGCGTCAACACGGATGACCTTGTTGCGGGGGTTCTTGCGGTCCCACAAGGTCAAGCTGGAACGGACCCCTGAGCCGTCGTCCACGCGGTATAGGAACAGGATGCCCGCGCCCTTGGAGTGATCCCAGAAGTGCTGTGCCGCGTCCGGCAGTAGACTGTCAGGGATAAGTCCTCCGGTCTTGGCCAGCAGGTCCCGCTTGCCGGACGTGATGATGAGGCTGCCCACCGCCCCGCGTTCCAGGATACCCGCGTAGGCCGTCGACCCTAGGGTATGCGCCTGGATCGTCTTCTCGGCTTCCTTCTCGAGAATGACCGTGCCTGCATCCTGAGTTGGTCCAAACCGTTTCTGGGCCATCTGTTTCTCCTTCGCTATGCCCCAGGCCAGAGCGGACCACTCTGTGCCGTGTGGCTGAGAGAAAGGTTGAGCCGCTCGACAAGGTGCGGTGTTTCTTCGGGTGCCACCCAGAGGTACAGGTTCTCCAGCGCGAACTTCGCCACGGCCTCGTGCTTGTCACTCAGGTTGGGGCGCCCAGATAAGGCAGGCCCGAACCCATGCAGGGAGACGTCCTGGTCTAGGTCTCTCCACCGTAGCACGGGGTGACTGGAAATGAACTTCAGCGCCTGTCCCATCATCGCCAGCAAGGTCCGGGTTTTCTCTGCCAGCAATACTACCTCAAAGCGCACGGTAAGTCTAAGCGGCCTCCTGCGGACGACCGCTGTCTTGGTGTGGATGTTCTTGGTGTGCTGCTCGGCGAAGTTCTGGTAGATCGTGGGCTCAATCCCGTCTATGACCACAGCCGGAATCTTCTCCACCTCCACGTAGTCCTGACTAGCCCAATTGACAACGACCTCGGGCTCCGCAATGAAGACGATCCACAGTGGAACGCCGCGTGCCACGCTCACCGTCAAGAGGATGCTTCGGCTGGTAGCATCGTAGGTCGATAGCAGGCTGGTGCGGTGGTGAGGGTCAGCCTGGTGATCGTACACCGCCCCAACCGACAGGATGTTGAACGGGGTCTCCACATCCAGCAAGGATACCCGCAGCCCGCCAGGGGCGTTCAGGGAGAAGTCCACGGGGACTTGGAGATGTTCCCTCAGCTCGGGCAGGACGGTCGCGGCCAGGATGCTGTAGAACCACTCCAGCTCACAATCCATCAGCACATCCACGTACTGGACCTGCGGAGTAACCGATGCATTGGTTGTGCCTAGCCCGACCACGACCGCTATCTGGCCTGACGTGACAGGGAAGGTTGCTATGTGCTCCGCCACCGCATCATGGGTACTCCAGTCGGTCGCCTCGGTGACGACCACCGTCCAAGCTGGGGTTGGCGGGGCGGTGTTCCAAAAGTAGTCAGCCGTCCCATTGTTGAGCCGGAACATCACGGAGGTGTTGGTCGGGAGCTGTGCCTCGCACCAGAACGAAAGCCACTGGCGCATCGCTTCCGGGGTGACCGCCCACGTCCTGACCCACGGTCGAGCAGGCAAGACGGGGTACGTCGGCAGCCCGGTGACCGGGTCGTAGCCCTGGCTGCGAAGCTCGATCCTGTTCGTGATTGGGTTGAGTCGAACCTTGGTTGTATCGCTGAAAGTAAGCCTAGCGCGGTTCGCCTCCTCGAATACGAACGGGATGGTCAATTTTTCGCGGCTCATCAGGCGACCCCTAGCATGACCAAACGGATAGCACCTTCCCAGTTCTCCTTGTACTTCGCCAGAAGTGGCGGGGTCAATGCCGCGTCCATGTAACGGCGTGGCGGGACAACAATGACCGTGGTCCCTTTCTTCAGCGGCCGGACCTGCGGGTTCTCCCTGGACATGGCGTAGAACAGCCTTCGCATGGGCTCGGTGACCTTGATCGTAGCTCCGCGATAGAGGAGCAAGGCTATGTTGGTAGCTGGCTGCCTCTTCCTGCCCTTCTCGCGGCCTGTCCGCTGGCGGTTGCGATTGGCGCTGATCACCGCTTCATTCCAGCTTGTCGCCTTGCCTGACACGGAGCTAGCCAGCGCCCCGGTGTCTACCAGAGGGCGGCTGCTACCCTTGAGCGCCGCGGTCAACGGGGAGTTGGCTTGGAAGCGGCCGCTGTAGATTGCTCGGACCACCTCGCTCGCCCCAAGGAGCGCGTTCCTATTCGTGGCCACCTGGACATGCTTCCGCATCCTGGCGTTGGTCTTGGCCGGGTCGAGAATGCTCGCCAACTTCTTGAACCCGGTCAGGATGAGCTTCATCCCCATGTGCTGCCCCTGCTAGCCCGAGACGGGGAGCGGTCCTCGAAGTAGGCCCTGACCAACGAGGCGCCATTCTGGTCAGGGTAGTGCCCCATCCACGTCAGGGCCACCACGTAAAGATCGGTTGATCGAGCCGCGTTGCCTTCACCAATCTGGACGACGCAGTCCCCGACCTCTATCTCAAAGTGCCTGCCACGAAGGTCAGCTGGCCTGAACAGCAGGTAGCCGTCCGACGCCGAGGCGGCACCCCCAGCCACTTGGTCCTGCCTCTGGTCCTTGCCCCATGACACCTGGGCGAGGAAACGGGTGGGGGCTTGCTGGCGCCTGACCTGACCCACTGGCTCGTGCAGGTTGTCGTCCTGTACGGCCGTCAATGCCTTCTCCGCCTTGCGGAGAAAGACCGGGACGGGATGGATGAGATTGGGGAGCACGATCACCAGCCCGCGATAGCGGCAGAGGGGTCCTCAAACACAACCGAGTCGGGCATCGTGATCTTCCACGGACGGCGGTACAACTTCAACACGTCCATGATCTGGTCAGGGATAGTTGTCCACGCACCACCGCCCCCGCTGGATTGTTCGTAGGTAACGGAGTGCCCATCCGTGGTCTCGCTGGCAATGACACGTCCAGCACTAGCCCCGCGATCCAGGTAGCCTTCCAAGTCCATGACGACCAGCTGGATGACCGCGTCCTTGATGGGGCGTGGGGGTTTGAACCCGCCCACGCCGTCGTCATCCACGAAGCCCCATGTAGCCGTGATCCGCTGGTCGTAGCCCTTGAGGAAAATGGCAGGCTCCGGACGGAAGATGGTGCTGATGATACCAGTTGGTGTCAGCTGGATCTTGGGGTTGTATCGGTCGTCGGCAGGCGGGACCCGCCCCGCGAACGTCCGGTATTCGTCAGCCGTAAGCGCCACGGTCTCACCGTTGATCTTGACCGACGTGACCGCAACAAGGGCGAGGCTGAAGAATAGTGTGGTCATGTTGTTGCCATCAAAGATCAACTCACCTGGGGCGAGGACGCGGAAGTAGTTGCCCGTGACCTTCTCCACGATGGCTTCCCACTTTTCGATCCTGGCGTTGATCCGGGCAGACGTGGCGGTCGCCCCTTCTGCCCTCACCTCGGCCTCTGTGGCGTAGTTGCCCACGGCCTAACTCCTTCCAGCTCCCGGCATGCCGCACATGGTCTCGGCCCCCGCAAGGAAGATCTCCACCTTCGTCGGGTTGTTGGCGATGGTGTTGAGCCGGAGGAACAGGAAGGCCCCATTGACCGTCACGTCAAAAGCGTCGCCGCTTGCAAGCGCAGCAGTGTTTGCCCCGGCTACCACGAGGAAGTCGGTCCCCTCCGGGTACTTCACCAGTTCCAGCGGTTGGAGCACCACGGTCGGCGCTGCCCCTCCTGTGAGCCGGACGAAGCCCTTGATCGTCTTGTACCCCGCACAGTCAGCCGTGCTCCTTGGGTTAGCAGCGAGGACAGTGGCAAGGGTTGCGCTGTCGGCTGCGACCGGGGCCCCATCCACTTCGCGGTGGCGAATGTAGAACGGCTTGCTCCTGAGTTGTGAATTGTTCATCAGCGTCTCCTAGGCAATGGCCCTGGTCAGGTTTGGAAGGAACTCGATCAACCCCTCGGCTACCGTGACGACCTTCAGGACACCATCCACGTATGCCTTGACCTGAAGGTCGTACCGCCAGGTCCCCTCCAGGTCGTCTGTCCCTTTGCTGCCCCCAGCCCTGAACTTCACCACGAACCGGCCATTGGTGGCGTCGGTGATCTCCACCTCACCGCTGACCGCCGAGGTGAGCTGGAGTTTGGCGTCCGCGTCGGCCTTCAGTGACGCCTCTTTGATTGTCAACCAGACCTTGACACCGACGCCGGTCAGCGGGAAGGCAACGGAGTTGCGGATGAGGTTGAAGCGGAAGTCATAGTCGTCCCCAGCGTGGAGACGACGGTAGTTCAGGCCGGACAAGGCTTCTGCGGTGATGTCGTAGTCTATACTCACCTAAAGCCTCCTCAAGCAACGGTGGATGTCCAGGGTTACAGCGGCCTCGGACTTGACCTCCAGCGTGGCTTCGCTTTCCGAAAGGATGACTACCTCCGCCATTGCTTCGGTAGAGATAGCCATCTCTGCCTGCGCCTCATTGGCTAGCACCAAGGATACCTCGCCCTCCAGCCCTAACACAACTACCGCGCAGGCGTCGTAGGTGCGCTCCACGACCCACAGGGGCTGAGGGCCACGGTCTGTGACCATGAACCTCGGGCGGGCCCTGGTCAGATGAAGGGCCTGCGACGACCTGTCCTCGTAGGCCGCCAGCTGCATCAGCCCACCGTGAATATGCCCTTACCACCAGAGACAGTCCCGATACCAGGGACGACCACGTGCGCCACCGTGTAGTAGGAACAGTTGGTCAAGAGGGGAATCACCTGCGTGACCTTGAAATAGCCCTGGGTGTCGGGGATCGCGTCGGTGACCGTGAATTGCAGGACACCAGCATCGTTGTACCACGACACCGAACACGAGGTCGGTGCGGCGTAGACAAGGGTGCCGTGCTCGAGCCACACAAGCCCCGTGATGGTCTCGGTCAATGGGTCGTAGCTGTAGGATTGCATCACGAGGAATGATCGCAGGGCGACCTTGTCAACCCACTGCCCGACCCGGACCTCGCCGACCTGGGGTAGGTTGGAGGCAAGGAGTGGTCCGTCCTGCACCACAGTCACCTCGTAGGTGTCATCAGCAGTCGGGTTGACGATGGCTGAGGTATCGAAGTCAAGCCGGTACTCGCCCGGCGAAGCTGTGGAGCTGACCTCTGCCAAGGTCCGTAGCATGCTGACAACCGCACCAGCGGGGCGGAAGGTCATGTCAGCCCAGTCCAGGTATTCGCCGTCGGAGGTACGCCAGACCTTCGCCTTGAGGTCAGCCTGTCCGGTCAAGGGGGCGCCTAGCTGGTCGAGGACGAAGGCCACGATAGGTTCGGTACTTCCGGTCTCAATCTCGCTCATTGCCCCTCGCCCTTTGGTTCGTCCATGCCGTTCATAGGACAGAGCTTGCCCAGGCGCTCAATACACCTGCTATTCAACTCCTCAATCCTCCGACCATGCCTAGCTAACGCATTCTGGACTAGCGTCCCGTTGGTCTCCAGCATGACCAGCCGTTCCTCGATGACCGACAGCTTCTCCAGAAGCTGGGCAAACAACTCCCGTACCGCTTTGTACGAAGGGTCAGCCATCCCAAGCCCTTCGGAAGATCATACCACTTCTGCCCCAATGCATGGGAGGTGGGGTGAAGACCCGGGAACCCAGCGTCAACCGCTCGTCCAACTTGAACCCAATGGACGCCATCTTGGCCACCCAGTACTCCCGGGGCTGACAGTTGACGTGGTGGTGCCCCTGTTGCCCAGGGAAGGCGTGGGTGAGGCACACCACGTTCGATCGGCTGAACGCCTCCAGCACGTTGCCGAGGTACTTCTCTTCCACGTGCTCCAGGAACTCGCAACACCAGACCATGTCCACCTGGCTGTGAAGCGTCTCGGTCGTGAGGTCGAGGAGAATAAAGCGTCCAGAGGGGAGTACCGTGGCGGCCTTAGCGGACGGGCACCCGTCCGCTCCAAACGCGTCCACGCCATGGTCGTAGAACCACTTGGTCGAGTGCCCCTCGCCGCACCCGAGGTCGAGCAATGTCTTAGGCCGCAGGGCGTCTAGCAGGAACTGCCACAGGTCTGGGGTCCAGGTCCACGGGTCTCCGTTGGGGTGGGCATCATCCTTGGCCAGATAGCCGCCCAGGTGGGTAGACGGGGTCACCTCCCAATGGCCGTGCACGGCATTCCCTGAGCCCGTGGAATGGGTGACAAGTGTCGCCTCACACACGTGCCCAACCCACTGCGACAACACCTCAGCCGACAACGCATGAGGGTGGCCAGGGCCTGGCCCATACCCTACCCACTCAAACAGCCGCAGCACCTTGGCTGCCCGCCTCGCGGTGTGGATGACTGCCTCAGGGTCCTTCACGTGTGCCAACACGTTGTAGATCCACACCTCGTCAAAGCCATTGCCGGTGTACCCCTCCGCTGGGAGAACGACCTGCTCGATGCCTAGGGCGGCGTACCTTGACCTCACCCAGTCTGGGTAGAGGCACGGGTCAACAACAACACCTAGCACCCCGGGGGTCTTCAGCAACAAGGATACCGGCCCTCCACCGAGGTCCAGGATCGTCTTGCCCTCGCACCCTGTCACCCGGTAGAGCCGGTCCAACGTGAGACCCATCAGCGGGGCGTAGGCTTGCTGTTTCTGCTCCTCGTCGAAGGTAGCACAGCATCGGTTGTACAGGTTGTTCCAGCAGTCCAACTCCCACCGCTGGTGGTCATCCCAGGTCATTTCCATGTCAGCACCGCTTCCGCATTGTACTCGTCCACATCCTTCATCGCTTCCTCTCGTAAGGCTGGTGTCAGGTCAGGGCAGAACCCGCTGGACCGCTGGTGGAACAGGTCGTTGACATCATAGTTGTCCGTGATGAGCCCCCGCTCCACACACTCACCAAACAGCGGTGTCCCTTTGTAGGGCGTGAACAAGCTGAGGGTGATGCGGAACGGCTGTAGGCTCTTGGCAAACGCGACGGTCTCCCGGATGTCTTCCTCCGTCTCCTCGGGGAACCCGATGATGAGGTATGCCTTCCATCTCACGCGGTGCTTGTTCAACACCTCGGCCGCCCGCCTGAGGTGTGTCGTGGTCTCGTCCTTCCAAACGTACTTCAGGATGCGGTCAACCCCGCTTTCGATGCCAATGCTCATCTGACCGCAGCCTGCGGCAACCATCATCTTCACCGTCAGGTCGTCAAGGCGGTCTGCCCTGGTGTCGCATCGCCAGGCCGTGGACAGGAAGTAACGGGAGCAGAATTCCTGCAACCGGCCTTTGTGGGCGGTAAAGGTCTCATCCCAGAAGGTGAACCACTCGGGTCGATAGCGGTCGTGGACCTGTTGCATCTCAGCCAGGATGCGATCCACGGACTTGTAGGTGACCCGCCGCTTCCACAGAGCCTTCGAGGAGCAGAACCTGCAACGGAACGGGCAGCCCCTGGAAGTCATCAAGTGGGCGTGGGCGTCTGGCGAGTAACTATCCAGCAGGATATCGAAGTTTGGCATTGGAGTCTGGTCGAGACTCGCGAGCCGACCCCCGTGTGACTCGAACTCCCCAGGCATCACCTCAACCCCGGGCGGGTATGCTCCAGGGTCGATGACCGTGTGGGGTCCTCCAACGAACACAGGCAGCCCGTACCCCACGGCGATGTGATGGATGACCCGGAATGCACGGTGCTTGACGTTGAGGACACTCACGCCAAGCTTGTCCGGCTTCCAAGCTTCTATCGTCTGGCGTAGCTCCTGCCATACCGCGTGCTCGGGGTCGGTGAGGGCCGCGAGGTAGCGGTCGAACCCGCTGGCACGGGCCTCATAACCCTGGTAACCGAGGCCAGAGCCCACCTCAAGGTTCTTGACCGCTACCTCGTGGCCGTCCTCGGCCAACTGTGAGCCGACGGCCTGCAAGCCCAAAGGGACGTAGTCCTGTTCCAGGCCGCTGAAGCGGAAGAAGGGCGGGTTGACCAGCAGGACCCTCACTCGAACCTGCCTGCGCTCTGGTCATACCAATCGTGACCGGGTACATGCAACCCGTCGATCCTGCGGAACCATTCCTCGTATTGCGGAGCAGCAGCCTCGAGCGAGAACCGGGTTATCGCCCGTTCCCTGATCCTGTCAGGGTTGAGCTTGGCCACGTTCTGGGCGGCCCACATAGCCTCGCCCATCGTGCGAACACGATAGCCGTTGACCCCGTTCTCCACGGTCTCCGGGAACACGCCCCAGTCGGTTGTGATGACAGGGCAGCCACACAGGTTGGCTTCGATGTGGACGCCCTCGAACGGTGCTATGTATTGGGTCATCACGAACAACGCCCTGGCGTTGCCCAACAGTTCAGCCCGGCGCTCCACATTGGCGACCCCCACGTGCTCCACGTGGTCCCCGACCACGCACAGTTCCCGCGAGTAGATCTTCCCCGGCTCTTTGAGGGTCACGCCCTGGCCTGCGATGAGGAGCCTTGCACCGATCCGCTTGCATACGTCGGCAGCGACATGAGGGAGCTTGCGCTGGATCAGTCTGCCCAGGAAGAGGAAGTAGTCACCTTGTCGCTTGCCCATCGGGAAGTCAGTGGGGTCGTAGTAGTTGCCGATCACCGTGTCGTACCAAACCCCGTTCCTGATGCCGTAGAGTCCATAGACGTGGTGCTGCCATGCACGGCTCTCAAAGCACCTGAACGGGAGAGAGATGCCCTCATACCCGACGCCGTACTCGACGGAAGGGTTCTTGGGGAAGGCATCCGCTATGGACCTCTGAGTGCCGCCCGTGATCAAACAGATGAAGTCACGCGGCTGGATTCGGTCATGGATGGCCATGACCGCACGGGAGTTGAAGGTCTGCCAGTAGGGCTTGCCGGGGTTGAACTCCATGTCCGGGAACTCGCCCTTGTCCCAGTCGGACTTGAACCACCCCTCCCGCTCTGCCCTGGTTGCGATCTGGGCATGCTCGGTGCACTCCACATCCGAGCCTTCCCCACCGTAGTGATAAACGGTGTGCCCTCGGGCGAGCATCATCTTGCAGAAGTTGAGGACCTTCTGTGTGTAGCCGCAGTGCAGGAACGCGTGTTTGGACGTTGCGGTGTGCGGGAACCCTACCACGTGGAATCGGAACATCACGACCTACCTATGCCCGAACCCGAGTGCAGACCACAGCGGAGATGGCAGCGAGCGCCATCCCCACGCCGACGGGAGGACTCTTCCAGCTCGGGGCGCCGACCAGTATGGTGGAAAGGGCTAGCAGCAAGACCAGGATCAATAGCAGCATGATTTCCTCCTCGGTGTTGTGTCCACTCGAAGGTACCATACGATACGGAGGTCTTCCCAGGCAATAGGTCTTGTCACGCCGTCCTGTCGCAGAAAGCCTCGACCCAGTCCGTCGTCACGTCCCGCGTCCCGGCCGCAGTGCTGGTCGAGCGGATGAACGGACCAAGGGCCCCCGTTGGGAGGTTGGTCGTGATAGTGGTGATGGGAACGCCGTCCAGGGCGAAGTGAACCAAGCCCGTGGCGCTCACCATCGTGAACTCGTGGAAGGCGGTATCCGCAGCAACGGCGGACGCCACGACCGTGTCCGTTGAGCTGGCCACGGATCGGCATCGCCAGTTCGCCCCTAGCGCCGCCTCGTAGATCCACTCGACCCGGTTGTTAACGTCCGTCTGCAACCCCCAAGCCGCCCGGCTGGTCGTGAGGGACTCGAGCTTGCCCCGCCAGGTGATCTGGAAGTTCCTGGCCACCGTGAACTGCGGGTACAGCGCGGCCAGCTCGTAGTAGTTGCTGGCGTCCGCTCTGACCACGATCAGCCCGCCGACGGCGGAGGCCACAACCGGAATGGACCCAGAGCCCCCAACCAAGCCCCACATGTAGCAATCATACAGGGCCCCGCCAAAGTCATCGGTGATCCACTGGTGACCGCCCACGGCGGAGGCGGGGTCGAACTTACGGAGGGGCATGCTAGAGCCTGTCCCCTTCCAACTCTATCCAGTCCAAGTACATGTACGGTCCCGTGGTCGTGTAGGTGCTGACCGTGAACGACGGCTCCATGACCTGGGTCGGGATGTACGTGGTGTTCGTGCAGATCAACGCTCCGTCGAGCCACAGCTCCGCTTTGTTCGACGCCAGGCACTTGATCTCAAACTCGTGCCAGACGGTGGGGGTCGCCACAACCCCACTGTCGTGCTTCTCGTTGCTGGAGGCGTTGTCCGTGATGAAGATCCAGTGGGTCGGGTCCACTACGCTGATCTGGGTGTCATAGGTCAGCATCACACTGGCGTTGGCGGCGGTCCCGTAGAACGCGATCTGGCAATTGATGTCCGTGGCGCGACTGAGCTTGAACCGCCCTCTCATCTGGGCGCGCTTGGCGACGGAGTACTGACCCTTGTGCATTTTGTGGAGGGTCGCAAACCCAGCGGCGTCCCCGTTGGCCACGTGGAATTCCAGCGACCCGTCGGATATGGGCAGCACCGTCGAGCTTGCCGACTTTGCCGTACCCCAGTATTGGAGGGTCTCGCCCGGGTCCATGCAGGTTGCGAAGTCATCGTACAGGTAGAACCGGTCGAGGTCCTGACGCTGGCGCAGCCTGCGGATGAGGGGCATCTAAGCTACCCTCGCCCCGGTCGCTTGAACCCAGTCCATGTACCACGTCCTCGTCCCAGTCCCGCCAGTTCTCCTGGTGACCAGGATCTGGATGCCCGCCTCCCCCGTCGGGATGTTGGTTGTGATGGTCCCCAACCGCACCCCGTTCGCAAAGAAGTCAAACCCACTCCCGTCCTTGAGCCCGGTGATCTGGAGCTTGTACCAAGTGGCCGCCGCCGGAGCAACCCCCGTGTCCGTCGTGGTGTTGGAAGCGCCATTGTAGGAACGAATGAGCCAGTTGACGCCCACGGCGGTGTCGAGCTGGATGTCCACAAAGTGAGTGGCGTCAATGTAGAAGCTCATCGTGAAGGAGAGGTAGGTCACCAGCACGAGCTGGACCCGCCACGTGAGGTCGAGCCTCGCGATGTCAGCGGCGCTATTCAGGCTGAAGCCCTTGACCGTGTTCTGGTCGATGTAGGAGGTCCTCGTTGCCGTGGACGAGACGATCCCACGGAGGACACCGGCAATCCCGGTCGTGATGGTGTCCATCGTGAAGAAGGAGTACCCAGGCCCTCCGCCCGTCCGCCACCACCGCTGGTCCCAGTTCCCCCCGTCAAAGTCATCCCAGAAGTAGAACCTAGACCGATCTGCTTGCGGCACGTAGCCGTGATCTGGGTTCCTCCAACCCTCCAGTATGTTGCGGCGTGGGGGCATCAGGCAATCGACAGCGAGGTGACCCGCGCGCTCCCCGAGGCCGCGCTCCAGTAGCCGTTGATCGCCCCGGTGTAGTGCGCGGGGGGTTCGTAGTAGTCGTACCGCCCGAGGGCGATGGTGAACGAGGTCGTGCTCGCCCCGGTCCCGAGCTTCAGGTAGAGGGTGGCCACGGAGTCGTTGAAGATGGCGCTCCACAATCGGGTGGAACTTGCCGCTAGGAGAGCGGTGTCGGCCACGGCCGCCGACACATTGGTGCAGGCGGGCGTTGCCGCCGGGACAACCACGATGGTCACCGGGTTGGCTGTTACGCCCTTTTCATTCCCGCTGGTGTCGTGGAGGATTGCCGCTGGCCCATCCGCCATGGTCGCTCCTTTATGTCAAAGCCCTGAGCCTTGAGGTTTCGAACACGCCAGAGTATGTCACCGTATCGGTCACGGTCACCAGCAACGATTCTGCCGCGTCGTAGACCTTCCAGGCAATGGTCGTGGGGTTCACGCCCGTCCAGGAGATCAGTTTCTCGACGATCTTCTTCTTGCCTCCGCCATTGCTGTCATACCAGATGATGGCAGTAGGGAACACGGTCCCGGTCACGGTCCTGTAAGCGCCCGAGGCAAATTGCTCACATGGGCCGTTGTCAATGAAGTGGATGAGCTGACGGAGCGCCGCATGCTGCGCCTCTGACAGCCCTGAACCAGCTCCGCCTGTTCCACCTGTGCCGCCTGTCCCTCCCGTTCCTGTTCCGCCAGTCCCCCCGACATCCCCTGTTCCACCAGTCCCTCCAGCCGCGCCCGATGGTCCAGAAGCTCCTGTGCCTCCTGTGCCACCTGCTCCACCGGTGCCCCCTGTTGTTCCTGTTCCACCCGTGCCACCCGCACCCCCTGTTCCACCAGTCCCTCCCGTTCCTGTTCCTCCTGTCCCGCCCGTGCCTCCTCCTGGTCCGGTCTCGCCAGTCAACCCGGTTGGTCCCACTCCACCAGTCCCTCCAACTCCACCCGTCCCTCCTGTGCCTCCAACGCCCCCTGTTCCGCCTCCAGGTCCCGTCTCCCCGGTGAGCCCCGTTGGTCCCACTCCGCCTGTTCCTCCAGCTCCGCCCGTGCCACCAGCGCCCCCTGTTCCACCTGTACCTCCGCCAGGACCAGTCTCTCCTGTGAGACCAGTTGGACCCACACCGCCTGTTCCACCTACCCCTCCAGTTGTACCAGTCGGGCCGGAAGCTCCCGTACCACCAGTGCCCCCAACCCCGCCAGTCCCGCCGCCGGGACCGGTCTCTCCAGTTAGGCCAGTCGGTCCGACCCCTCCAGTCGATCCCGTACCACCAGTCCCGCCTGTCGTTCCTGTTGGTCCTGATGCCCCTGTCGTTCCCGTTCCCCCCGTTCCGCCCGTTGTTCCTGTTCCACCAGTACCTCCTGTCCCCCCACCCGGACCCGTCTCTCCCGTGAGGCCAGTAGGACCGACGCCTCCTGTTCCGCCCGTTCCACCCGTCCCTCCAGTCGTTCCAGTTGGACCAGAGGCTCCAGTTGTTCCTGTTCCCCCCGTGCCCCCGCCAGGTCCCGTCTCGCCTGTGAGCCCAGTTGGGCCTACTCCTCCTGTTCCGCCAGTCCCTCCAACGCCACCAGTGCCACCCACGCCTCCGGTTCCACCAGTCCCGCCACCAGGACCTGTCTCACCTGTGAGTCCAGTTGGACCCACACCACCTGTTCCACCTGTTGTCCCCGTTGGCCCGGAAGCTCCGGTCCCACCTGTTCCACCAACCCCACCAGTGCCACCAGTTGTTCCAGTTGGGCCAGAAGCCCCGGTTGTGCCCGTCCCTCCGGTACCTCCACCAGGACCTGTCTCTCCGGTTAGACCTGTTGGACCGACACCACCAGTGCCGCCAACCCCGCCCGTACTGCCTGTGCCCCCTGTCCCGCCCGTCGTGCCCGTTGGTCCTGAAGCCCCGGTTGTTCCTGTGCCTCCTGTTCCTCCGGTGCCTCCGCCTGGGCCGGTTTCACCAGTCAGCCCTGTCGGACCAACCCCTCCAGTCCCTCCAACTCCACCCGTCGATCCTGTCCCCCCAGTCCCGCCTGTGCCCCCCACACCACCAGTTCCACCACCCGGGCCAGTCTCACCCGTGAGCCCAGTTGGACCAGCTCCGCCTGTACCTCCAGTGCCGCCCGTCGTTCCTGTTGGGCCAGAGGCGCCCGTCCCTCCGGTCCCCCCGACGCCTCCTGTTCCGCCCGTACCGCCACCAGGTCCTGTCTCACCGGTCAAACCAGTGGGGCCCACGCCACCTGTACCTCCGGTTCCACCAACTCCGCCTGTCGTCCCAGTCGGCCCAGAAGCTCCAGTCCCACCAGTGCCGCCGATCCCTCCAGTCCCTCCGGTTCCACCAGTACCTCCTCCAGGTCCAGTCTCACCCGTGAGACCCGTAGGGCCGACCCCGCCTGCGCCTCCCACCCCTCCTGTCCCGCCTGTCGTTCCTGTGGGGCCGGATGCTCCCGTTGTTCCCGTACCCCCAGTCCCTCCAGTCCCTCCCCCTGGACCAGTCTCACCTGTGAGTCCAGTTGGACCCACACCACCTGTTCCACCTGTCGTGCCAGTAGGCCCGGAAGCACCAGTACCACCAGTCCCTCCAACACCTCCCGTTCCTCCAACACCCCCTGTTCCGCCAGCCCCACCTGTTCCGCCTCCAGGCCCTGTCTCGCCTGTGAGACCAGTTGGTCCCACTCCGCCTGTTCCACCCGTGCCCCCTGTTGTCCCCGTCGGACCAGATGCTCCAGTCCCACCCGTACCACCAGCGGGACCAGTCTCTCCTGTGAGACCAGTTGGACCTACGGCGCCAGTCGATCCTGTGCCCCCTGTCCCGCCAGCTGTACCGGTCGACCCCGAGGCCCCGGTTCCACCTGTACCGCCAACCCCGCCAGTGCCGCCCGTACCCCCACCTGGACCTGTCTCTCCTGTTGGGCCTTCGCCCCCCGTTCCTCCAACGCCTCCTGTCCCCCCGGTACCACCACCAGGTCCTGTCTCTCCTGTGAGACCTGTAGGCCCAGACGCCCCCGTTCCTCCTGTGCCTCCAGTTGTCCCTGTTGGGCCGGATGCACCAGTTCCGCCCGTACCGCCACCAGGGCCAGTCTCACCAGTCAGACCAGTAGGTCCTACTCCGCCCGTCCCGCCTGTCGTTCCTGTTGCACCAGAGGCCCCTGTTGTTCCAGTGCCTCCAGTTCCTCCGGTTGTACCAGTCCCTCCTGTCCCACCACCAGGACCCGTCTCGCCTGTTGGGCCCGTCTCCCCGGTCAACCCTGTTGGACCAACTCCACCAGTAGACCCTGTGCCTCCTGTCCCTCCGGTTGTACCAGTCTGGCCAGAAGCACCAGTCCCTCCTGTGCCTCCACCAGGGCCGGTCTCGCCAGTCAGACCAGTTGGACCTACGCCACCTGTACCTCCTGCCCCACCAGGTGTTCCCGTTGGCCCGGAAGCTCCTGTCCCTCCGGTCCCTCCAGTACCGCCAACCCCGCCCGTACCACCTGTTCCTCCAGTCCCTCCCGTCCCGCCACCAGGCCCCGTCTCCCCAGTTGGACCAGTCATGCCTGTGGGGCCAACCCCACCAGTCCCCCCTGTACCGCCAACCCCGCCCGTACCACCTTCTGGTCCTGTCTCGCCCGTGAGACCCGTAGGACCAACACCTCCCGTTCCTCCAGTTGAACCAGTCCCGCCAGTACCACCACCAGGCCCTGTCTCTCCAGTTGGACCGGTCTCTCCGGTCAGACCGGTTGGTCCTTCTCCTCCGGTGGTGCCGGTTGGACCCGAAGCTCCCGTCCCTCCAGTACCACCCGACCCTCCGGTCCCACCAGTCGTACCCGTTGAGCCTGAGGCACCAGTCCCTCCGGTCCCACCTTCTGGCCCAGTCTCGCCGGTCAGTCCTGTCGCTCCCACTCCCCCCGTTCCACCCGTCCCTCCAGTCGTCCCGGAAGCCCCGGTCCCACCAGTCCCACCAGTCCCACCTTCAGGTCCTGTCTCCCCTGTTGGACCGGTCAGCCCTGTGGGCCCGATCCCGCCAGTTCCTCCGGTTGTACCGGTCGGGCCCGAGGCCCCTGTTGTACCAGTGCCTCCCGTTCCTCCAGTTGTACCAGTTGATCCAGAAGCTCCAGTCCCACCAGTTCCACCTTCTGGCCCAGTCTCCCCGGTTAACCCTGTTGGGCCGACACCACCTGTGCTTCCTGTCCCTCCAGTCCCACCGACCCCTCCTGTTCCTCCCGCTGGTCCAGTCTCTCCTGTGAAACCAGTTGGGCCGACTCCTCCAGTGCCACCAGTTCCACCCGGCTGCCCGGGGTCTCCGGTTAACCCTGTTGGGCCAACCTCGCCAGTTCCACCTGTACCGCCCGTCGTCCCCGTTGGTCCCGAGGCGCCTGTTCCACCAGCGCCACCAGTCCCTCCTGTGCCACCAGTCCCTCCTGTGCCACCCGCAGGACCAGTCTCACCAGTCAGACCAGTTGGACCTACGCCACCTGTACCACCCGTCGTTCCGGTGGAACCCGATGCCCCAGTTCCACCTGTACCCCCTTCAGGCCCTGTCTCCCCTGTCGGGCCTGTTAGCCCAGTTGGACCAACCCCTCCAGTCCCTCCTGTTGTACCAGTCGAGCCTGAAGCCCCCGTCCCTCCGGTACCGCCAGCTGGGCCAGTCTCCCCCGTGAGACCGGTAGGACCAATACCACCCGTCCCACCAGTCGTTCCTGAAGCCCCGGTACCACCCGTCCCGCCCGTCGTTCCAGTTGGTCCCGTCTCACCTGTGAATCCTGTCGGTCCCGCACCCCCCGTTCCACCAACCCCGCCTGTACCCCCTGTCGTTCCAGTCTGGCCTGATGCTCCTGTCCCGCCCGTTGCCCCTGTCCCACCAGCCGGACCCGTGAGACCCGTTGGCCCCACCCCGCCTGTGCCTCCCACTCCGCCCGTGCCTCCAACAGGGCCCGTGGAGCCCGTAGGGCCTGTTGCACCCGTAGAACCAACCCCTCCTGTGCCGCCTGTTGTACCAGTCCCACCCGATGCCCCTGTCCCGCCCGTCCCGCCTGCTGGGCCGGTCATTCCAGTTGGACCAGACACACCGGTTGGTCCGGCAAGCCCAGTGCCTCCGGTCCCACCAACACCTCCAGTGCTCCCTGTTCCTCCAGCAGGGCCGGTCATACCCGTCGGCCCCACGCCCCCGGTCCCGCCAGTACTTCCTGTGCCTCCGCTTGCACCTGTGACACCAACAGGCCCCGTTGGGCCTGTGGGACCCGTGATCCCCTCTGGTCCACTAGTTCCAGTGCCACCAACTGGGCCTGTCATCCCAGTTGGACCCGATGGCCCTGTAGGCCCAAGGTGCCCTTCTGGGCCGCTCGGGCCAGAGCCACCGGTCGGGCCAGAAGCTCCAGTCCCCCCTGTCGTCCCGTGAACCCCGGTACCCCCGGTCCCTCCTGTGCTTCCTGTCCCGCCAGTACCACCGCTCGGCCCAGAAGCGCCTGTAGGCCCCGCAAGGCCCGTGCCCCCTGTTCCTCCGGTCGCACCTGTAGCTCCGGTGCTTCCCGTTCCTCCTGCTAGGCCAGATGGTCCGGAAGGTCCTGTCCCTCCTGTGCTTCCTGAAGGGCCAGTAGGGCCGGTAGGACCAGACGGTCCTATCCCTTTGGCTGGGGTGGTTCTCATCGGCGCCTCTTATCGAGCTTTCAGCGGATTGTACCGCATAACGCCAGTTCGGACGAGGTCGGTACGGACCACATTGCCATTGAAGGTCGCGGTCAGTGACAGCCTAGTGTCCCCGGCTTGCACAAAGACGCGTTCCCCTATCACGCCTCGCCCGCCATTGACCACGGCTTCCGCGCCAAAGGTCGGGCTACGAAACCCGCATGGCATGGTGAGGGTGTGCTGGACACCAGCACGAAGAATGGAGAGGGCGGTAATTTGCCCAGACAGGGTGAGGTCTAGAAGGTCAGCCAGACTTGAAGGATTGGTCAAGTCAAAGGTATGGGTTACACCTCGGGTAGTGTTAGCCACCACCATACGGTGTGTGCCCTACCGCTTGTAACGGCGGGGCTCCGCGGGCTCCTCCCCATCGGTCTCAGCGACCGAGGGTCGGGCTCTCTCGACCGGGGCCGGTCGCTCCACAGGCATCACCTTCTTCTCTGCCCGCTCACTGAGAACCCGGACGGCGAAACCGGCGGTGTTCCGGCAAAGCTCGATGATGAACGGGTCGATCACGATCCGGGTCTGCCCCTGGAGGAACTTGGTGGACTTGACGGTGCAAGACCGGCCGGTGTTGTAGGTAATCTCCGCTTTCATTGTCACTCCTTGCTATCGGCGGGCTGTGCTAAGCCTACCACTACTGGTGTTTGGGAGTGGCCTCAGGCTTAGGCCGGGACCGCAACGTTCTTGATCACTACGACCATGTCCGTCTCTTCCATGGCGCACCAAACCTTGCCAGTGATGGCAAACTCGTTCACGCCCTTGAAGATGTTCCTGTCCTTCTCGATCCGGATGTCCCGACCGATGCAAACGATCAGGTTCTGCGGGTTGGTGAGGACGATCCGGCCAGCCGTCTTGTAGGTCGCCTTCACGGTTGCGCCCGAGCCGATGGCCGTGCCAGCGAGCCTGGTCCACGTGCCCGCGGTCTCGTTCACGGTGTAGTCCGTGTTCAGAATGTAGGGCGCCGTAGGGATCTTGGCGAGCGTGGTCGGGGTCAGCACCAGGTCATCGATGGGGCCGTAGCTCAGGGCCGTTGCCGTGGTTCCGTCGGTGTTGGCCACGCTGTTTTCGCAATACGGCGGAGTGGAGGACAGCAGGGCGACCGGAACCAGCTCCACACCGAAGCTCGGGATGTTCCCCGTGGCGGCCAGTGCTGAATCCCCGGACTGGGTCGCACGGGTGCTGATCTTCTCCCGGTAGACCTGCTCGTGGTCCGGGCTCATGAGGAACTTCATGGCTGCCCTGTTCTTGCGGAACTTGTTGGGCATGGCGTTGAGTGCCCGGCTGATGAGGCTGGGGGTGATAGGTTCGTTTGCGGCATCGATCACATGCCCGCCCTCGGACAACTTGAGGAAGCCCGGGAACAGGGCCAGGAGCGTGTCCTTGATGCACAGGCTGGACCCGCCCTCGTAGAGGTCAGCCTCGACAGCCGCTGGGCCGAGGGTATTCCCATCCCAGAACATCTCCTCCATGTTGTTGGCGAAGGTCGTCGCCATCATCTTGATAACATGCTCCTCGACCGCGTCGCCTTCGATGTTCTCCTCCTTCACGACATCAGAGATCTCGAACGGCACCATGATCTCCCGGTGCTCGAGGACGAGCCGTGACGTGGACACGCCTCGCCGAACACCCGGGTCGATTGCCTCCTCCTTCGGGACGGCCATGCGGCGACCGACGGAGATCTTGTCAATGTACTTCTGCGACGGCTTGAACCTGATGATCCGGCTCATGTCCTTGATGCCCGTCTCATCGACCACGTAGTCAATGAACTTGTCGGCCTGCTCTGGGAGTAGCAGACCAACGGCGGCCATCGCGTCGGTCGTGATCGTCGCTTTGGCGATCAACTCTCGGTTTGTCATTTCTGTCTCCTTAGCTATATTGGCGGGTTCGGCCGCCTTGTTGATGGTTAGTCAAGGATGCCGGACCATAAGCCCTTCTGTTTCTTCTCCACGACCTTCGGGTCATCATCAGCTCCCGCAGGTCGACCGCCAGCCTCCAACTCATCCACCCGTTTGACGACCTTCCCCACGGAGGCGCCAATCCCATCCAGCTTCTCCAGCATGGCACGCTGGAAGTCTTGATTGGCCTTCGACCCCTTCGCCCGGTCTTGGTCCGATGGGGACAACTCCTTCAAGATGTCAGCCAGCATCTCCACAGCCTTCTTGAACAGGCTGAGCCGCGTCCGCTTCATCTTGGTGCCAACCTTGATCATGACCTCGGGGTCGGCGGACTCGTCGCCCCGCTTCATAAAGACCTCCAGGCGGGACTGCTTCTCCGTCTCCTCCACTGGTGGTTTCTTGCCCTTGCCCTTGCCCTTGCCCTCCTCCTCCGTGTTGCCACCATCGCCCCCGGCCAAACCACTCAGGGCGTTAGCCACGGCACGCAGGACATTGATGACCGGCGGGGGAACGTCGCCATCCGCCTCCGCGTCCTTGAGTTGGTTGATGGCGTTGGTCAACGATCCGATGGCGGCGGTGCAGACAGCCAGGGCATCCTTGGCCGCCTTCTCCGTGGTGTCCTCTTCCTTGTCCTTGTCCTTCCCCTTTCCATCGGAGTCCCCAAGCTTCTCCACGAGGGCGGTCAGAGCCGCCGCGACCTGCCTCACCACGGACAGGACGGAGGAGTCCGGTTTGCCGCCAGCCTCCTTCTCCTTCTTGAGCTTGTTGACCACTGCCATGAGCTTGGCGAGGGCGGCCTTGGCGATACTGACGGTGTCAGATACCGCGCCCTTTTCGATGACCTCGTCCTCCGCATCCACGTCCTCGTCCTCTTCGGCTTCGGCATCCCCGTCATCCGCGCCAACGAGTTCCGCGAGGTCCTCGTCCTTAAGGATACCTACCGCCCCGTCGTCGGACAGCAGGATGTGACCGAATTCCTCCGCCTCTGCCCTTGGGATGGCTGTTCTGGACATCGTCTCCTCCGTACGAATTACTGCCAGCCCCTCATCCCGTTTGACGATGAGGAAGCGGCGTTTGTTGGCGGGGCGGTCCACGACCGAGACTTCACGAACGTCCAAGTCGGTGAGCTTCGCCTCCGCGGCATTTGGTGTCTTATGTGCCATTTACGTTACCTGGATGAATGGACCTATTCTACGCCAACCCTTTTGGAGATAGCAAACCACACCCCGCCTACGCGGCTACCCTCCGAGCAAAGCCCCCCATAGAAAACCCGGTCAGGTCACCGCGCTTGACAGCTGCCCAGAGTACATCGTCCACGACATGGTACATAAGGAGCCAGCTCCCTTTCTTAACCCTCTGCCCTCCAATGGTCAAGTCGGCCGGTGCTAGGTAGCTTTCGTAGATCTCCAACTTGCTGTTGACGATCTGCCGATGCATGAACCCCCGGTCCTGAAACCGGGCCAGCCATAGATGGGCTGCCCGCTCTATCTCCTCCGGAGCGATGGTGTCACCCTGGGTGTCCACGCTGTTAGGCTCAAGGACCACTCCGAGGACTAGCCTACGATCCTCGTCTGCCTTGTCCACCGGGAGTAGCTTCGCATGCATCACCGGGTTGAAGAGGTCAATCACCGGGTTGAAGAGGTCACCATCCGACTTCTCCACCCCAGGCTTCAACTTCCCAACCACGGCCTTGACGCCATCGGCGATGTCGATGGTACGGAAAGACCCAGGCTGGAAGTCCTCCGGGTCCCGCTGCCGAACCCTCCAGCTTTGCGTGGTCTCATCCACCCCGGGCTTGGTGATCTCGACCTCGTCGCCCTTCAGGACGGTGAACCCGTGGTCCTTGATCCACTTGGTAACCTCCGCCTGGGTCTTGAACTTGTCCTTACTGAGGATGAGGGACTGGATGACCATCTGTTTCTCGACCAGCCCCAGTGTCTCCAACTCCTCTGCCACCAGCCCCAGCTCCGCGGCCAGCTCCCGGGTTGAAACCGCCAGCAGGTCCACCTCTTCTAGTGCGTGGGTCAGCCCCCTCTTGGCCATCTCTTGCACGATGAAGAGGTGGGCCTCCCGTAGGCCAGCTGCCTCCAGGGGCGCGAGGTGTATCTCCTCATGCAGGAGCAACAGGCTGGGGTCCGGCATCTTGGAGATGCGGGTAGGGGACACGTCGGACACCTTCATCCGAGCCTGGGCACACACCTCTTCCATCTCCTCCAGCTCCAGCCACTCGCCCCAGGCATCACTCAAAGCGATAGGGACCTGGACGATCAATGGGCGGGAGGGATAGAGGTCATCATCCTCATCCGACTTCTTGATGGACATCGCCACCAAGTGGTCGTGGCCCTTCTTGTGTTCGCGCTGGTAGTATTCCCAGAGGTCCTCATGGAACTTCCGCATCTCCCGGATGTTGAACCGTCGACGGTCCACCTCTACGTCAAGGTTCAGCTTCCACTTGGACGCCAGCACCTTGACCTCTGGCGGGGTTGGGCGGCCTCGCCCAACCGGGAACCCACTACAGCGGGGCGGTCCGCCTTCATGCTTCGGTGCCCTGCACAAGATAACCCGCCCGTAGCCCGCCGCGATGAAGACGGACGCGGCATCAAAACTGTCCACGGCGTCGAGGTACGGGAGGAACTTGCGGATCGCGCTCCCCACCCCTAGGAGGTGGATGCGGTTGACTGGCGCCTTCATCGCGTGGGCGCGCCTCTCATGGATCCGCTTCGCCACAGCAAGCCACTGAGCCGTGGTCTGGAAGTGGGAGGCGTATCCCTCGGGCATTTTCTTCTGGACCTCTTCATTCTTAGCCCACTGGCCCATGGGGGTCCTATCCCCGATCAAGAACCCAGCCCAGCATAGCCGCCCTCCCTTGGTATACCAGGGCATGATCTGAGGCGCGACCTTGAACCACATGTGGTCCACAGCCAACGGGTTCAGCCCGGCCGACCGCATTTCCGCGTACGCCTTGATCGTGTTCTCCCTCTTCAATGGGTCGTCCAACACTATGTATTCGTGGGCGAGGTGCTTGTTCTCCTTGAGCCACGCCATGTATTCCTTGAGCACCACGGTCCCAGGGTGCTGGATGTTGGAATGGGCGCCAGAATCAATGAGGAGCTTGACTCCTTTCTTGGCCGCCACCTTCATCCCCTCCAAGTAGCCCTTTGCACGGCGGGCGTAGGCGTAGGAGACGAGGATGTCCTTCACCCCCTCCTCCAGCAGGAGATGGATGCGATCTGGGTTGTTGGCGACTTGGTAGCACCGAAACATGGGTCACCCTTTGCAGAGGTCAACGATTTTGGACAGACTCCCACGGTACTTCTCGGCGTAGCCCGCGACCGGGAACGGGTGTTTCATCGCCCGCCCGATCAATGCCTGTTGCATTTCCATGCATCGGAAGAGGCAGCGGGAGTCGCCATCCACAAGCTCGGGGTGGCTACCCAGGTCAGGGATGACAGGGATGGTATCCAAGGCCATGGCCTCCAGAACACAATAGCCGAAGTTCTCTTCTATCGTGTTGCCTGTCATGACCCGACTCCCGGCCAGCAGTCCCAGGTACTCCGCCTTCGAGATAGCCTCACGAACAACGACCACCCCCCTATCCTGCAACGCCAAGGCCCTTTCACGCAAGGCGCCACGTCCCCAGGTCTTGCGGCTCGTGGTCACCATCAACTCCCACGTGGGGTGGGCGAGGTGCAGGCGCTCGAACAGGTCCAGCGTCAACCCCGGGCGTTTCTCAGGGTCCGGCCGGTTGGTGTGAATGACACGGGCCCTGGACGTCCCCAGAGGTCCCACAAGCGCCTTCACCTCAGATAGGTCATAGGGGTTGCCGGTCACCTGTATCTTGGATTCAAGGACCCCACGCTTGGTCACAAGTGCCTTCTTGTGGTAATCGCTGCCTACACACAGGACATCGAAGACCGCTCCCCAGGCGCATTCGTAGTGGCTGGCAAACGGGGCGCACGGTTCCATGAAGTCCTCTACCGTGTAGCTTCCCGCATGCACGAAGCCGACCATCCGTACGTTCACCTTGTTGAGCACGGCGAGGTAACGGATACTCTCGATCCCCCAGAACTCCACGTCGGCAACGAGGAAGACGTCCCCGTCCTTCACCTGCTTGCCGTGAAAGAGGCGGGCCACCCGTTTGAGTTGCTCTGCCTTGTAGTGAAGCGTGGAGTTGACGTCCAGGAACGTGCCTACCTGCACCTCGTCCACAAGAGGCTCTCCATCGATAACCTGGTAGGCGAGGCCCTGCCGCTGGAACTCGGCAGGGAACCACCTGTACCACTGCTCCGTGTAGCGTTCATCCAACGGCTCGATCGGGAGGTAGTAGATCACGCGATCCTCCTCAACCCCCAACCCACGGACACCGAACGGTCTCCCCAGTCCACCTCAAACCAGCGGTCAGGGAATAGGTTCGCTGCGGCGAACAGGCGCAACCACGCGGGCGCGGTCAGCAGGGAGACGTGGGTAGGGTCATCGTATTTGGTGGGGTCGTCGGTACGAGGCACGGTCACGATGGAGCGCGGTGCAGCGGCCATCCTCTCAACGGCGCCCGCAGGGTTGCTGAGGTGCTCCAGAACCTCAAGGGCAAGGACGAGGTCGTATCCACTCATGTCCACGGCCATTGCGTCCGCGCAGAAGGCTTCCAGCCCCTTAGCTGTGCAGACCGACACGGCGTGGGCACTGATGTCCACACCCGTGTATTTGGCAGCGACCCTCACCACAACCTCGCCTACAACGCCAATCCCGCACCCGACGTCCAAAACGGACAGCCCCGCACAGGCAGAGGACAGGACGTCCTTGAGGGTGTCTGGGACTGACCACTGGACGCGGTCGTAGTAGGCGGAATCAAAGTCTACTCCGCTAGGCATCCGTTTTCTCCGTCTTCTGATACGGCCACCCGAACCAAGCGGTCGTCAAAGGCGACCTCCATCCTCCGCTTGAGTTCCCGGGCGAACGCCTCGCACGACATACCGTCTTCCTTCCACATGGTGTGGAGGATGTCATCCAGCGCAGCCTTCACCACTCCTCGGAGGATGAAATACTCCAGCTCCCGATCGCCCTCCATCTGTTGGACGTCCGTTCGCACGTGGAACACATGTCGGTGGAGGTGGCGAAGGAACTCGACCATGACCGGGGCATCCAGCCATCGGTGCTTGCCCTCGAAGGTCAGGAGGACGCTAGCCCAGATCACCTCGTCAAAGGACTGGATGGAACGGAACCTCCACCACTTCTCCAGGAGGGGTTCGCCAGGGTAGCACCTCTCCAACATCGCCTTTTTCCCCTGCCAGTCCGGCTCCTCCTCAAGCCAAGGCGTATTCATCTCCACACTGTAGAACCACTTGGACCCAGGGAGGGCAAGCCCCACCCTGTTCACCTTGCGGTGCATAGGGTGCCAGTCAAAGGAGCTGGGGATGTAGACCACGTCGGAGTCACGGATACCAGCGGCCTCTACCGTAGACCACCTAGCATACCGGTGGTCCCCGGCGATGCACGCCTCGCGGTGGTCGGTGGTGAAATAGTAGATCTGGTCGATGGAACCCAGGACGGAGTAGCAGCCGATCACCTCGTCATCCAGGTGGGGTGCCAAGACGATGTTCATGGTTATAGCCCCAAGAGGCGCATGGCCTCGTCCTTACCGCGATGGTCTTCCAGCCAGTCGCCTAGCATGGCGCTGGTTCGCATGACGGCGTGTTGCTGGTTAACGCCCCTGGCCACCATGCAGAGGTGCGTCCCCTCCACGATGACCGCGACGGCCCTGGGGTGAGCCGCCTGTTCAATGGCTTCAGCGATCTCCCGGGTCATCCGCTCTTGGATCTGCAACCGCCTCGCCACGTTGTTCACGATGCGGGCGAGCTTGGAGACGCCCAGCACCTTCCCCGCCCTGTCCCCATTGATAGCTGGCAGGTAGGCTACGTGGCACCTCCCAAAGAATGGGAGCATGTGGTGCTCACAAGCGGAGAAGTAGTCTATGTCCTTGACCGCCACGATGGCGTCGTAGGACTCCTCGAACACCCGGACGAATTCCTCGGTCTTGTGCTCGTACCCGGAGAACAACACCCCCCAGGACTTGACCACACGATGCGGCGTATCCAGCAGACCCGGGCGCGTGGGGTCGTCGCCGATGATAGCTATCAGCTCCCTAACCAGAGCCTCCGCACGTATCCGATGCTCAGGGTTCATTGCAACTCCTCACCAGCCCAAGCTGGGCAAGCTGTGCCATAGCAACCAGGTCAGACTGTCGCCGCTCACAGATATCCCCGACCGTCCTGCGACCGTCGCAGCCAGCCAGCATCTCCTCCCAGATACCAGCGACACCGTGGTAGATGTCGAACCAGCGCAGGTCCTCTACGGACCCCCCGGTCTGAACTGGGACGTCCTCCAAGAAGGAGTGAGGAACGTAGCCCGGCCACAGGCGGGTCGGCCTGCCCTCTAGGAACACCCCTTTCCTTGGAGCGGACTCGAACCAAGGCGTGCCGTGGTACGGCACATAGAACTGTCCGAGCCCGCCGTGGGAGCTGTTCCCCACCAGCCGGGGCATCAGTTGGTCAAAGTCATAGCCGTGCCGCTGAAGGAACTGACCAGTCTTGAAGCGACTGGTCAACGTCTCCTTGGGGAAGAAGGTCACGGTCAGCCAGAACACGCGGATGGACCTCGCGGCAAGAATGGCCCGTAGGTCTTGGCGCTTGTCCAAGACGCTAGGGTCAGCCGTCTCCACTCCAACCTCGTTGAGGACGTTGCCGGACTCGACCAGCGTGTCCTCTCCGTACTTTTCGATGGCTGCGGCCAAGGACACGCTGGTGGCTAGAGCGATCCACTTCACACCGCTGCCCTCCAGCATAGCCAAGATGGTGTCCAGCTCGGGGTGCAGGTAGAAGTCCTCATCATAGAAGTGGAGGTTGACGCCGGACTCCGCAGCCCATCGGATAGTGTCCTCCGCTTGCCTGACGGAGGAGAAGGCCCGAGGGAAGGACACGTAACCAACGTAGCAATAGGGGCACCGACGATCACAACCCACGCTGAAAAAGGCGGGGCACCAAGGCTGGCCGTTATCGAAGGACCGCAGGTGACCGTCATAGTCGTCCGCGTGCCGTCTGGCCATAGACAAGTTGATCCGCCGGTACTCAAAGGCCCCCTCCGCTAAGTCCAGCTGATAGTCCCCAGCGTCCGCTAGGGGACCGACGCCGTGCTCCCTAAGCAGTGGGTCAAGCCCCATAAAGCGGACGTCGTAGGACCTTGTGCGCTCCCTGTGGATCTGGCGGACCAGGTCCAGCTGCGGGTAGGACGACAAGTCAACCACGTACTGAGCTTGAGGTCCGTGCCCCGCGAATATCGCGTCCACAGCAAAGAGGTCCGCGTCCTCGTATAAGTAGGACTCCCGCCCATTGAACGTGGCGGAGGCATGCAGCCACGAGGGCTGATACCAGACCCCAGCCTGGACGCGGTCCCATGAGACAGGCTGGATGATGACCAGCGGCCTCACCTGATCCGCACTAGCTTGTGAAGTTGGACGGACAGTCTCCATCGTGGGTTCTCCAAACACAACTGGATGCAGTGTCGCAGGTTCGCCTCTGGGAGGGTAGCCCCCTCAAAAGCAGGGCTTAGCAAGTGGACGCCCGCCTTCACGTCAACAGCAGGGATCGCATCCCCAGCCCGTAGCACCACCTTGACCTCGTCTGCCCCGGGCACGACAACAGGAGCACCCGGCTTCGGTGACACGGTGATCCAGTCTGGGGCGAAGTTCAGTGGTATCGTTCCATTGGTCTCTATCGCCAGCCGGTGAGAGATCCTCAACGCAACAGACAGGTCAGCATCCATGAACAGGGCTGGTTCACCTCCTGTCAACACGATCCACGAATGTGCTGGAACCCTCGCCGACTTTCCAGCTGTCCGAGTTACAAGGCTAACTACCTCCGGCAGTGACAATGCATCGCCACCACTGAAGTCGGTGTCACAATCCCACCCTACCGTCTCCTTCTTGCAGTTCAAGTTGCATCCCGCAAAGCGGAGGAACACAGCTACCGTGCCAGCCCGCACCCCCTCCCCCTGCAAGGAGAGAAAGCATTCCTTTATTGGGTATCGCTTGGTCATGGACGGTACGTGACGGAGCAGCCAGGCGTCTCCTCGACCTCAATTGCTGCCAGCAGCTCCAGCGGGTAACGCAACTGGCGATCAGGCTCAGTCCAAGACAACACGGGCAACAACCTGTCGTAAATCCACTTGGCGATATTCTCCGAGGTGGGGTTCTCCAGTCCAGGCACGTCGTTCAATGCGCGGTGATCAAGAAGGGTGCCTACCGTCTCATTGACCACACGCCACAGGTCATAGAAGTCTATCACCATCCCCGTGGATGGCCCACGCCCCACCAGCGCAGGGCTCTCCAGCATGATCCAGACCTTCCAATTATGGCCATGCAAGCGGCTACACTTGCCATCGTGGTTAGGCAAGTAGTGGGCGGCCTCAAAGCTGAAGGCTCGTTTCAGGGTCCACATTCGCTTCCTCACTTTCGCTCGTAGGATGCTCAAAGTCTGAGCATCCTAGTCCAGGATGACCACTTCTGTTCGGCACAACGGGTGGAATGGGGGCAGGATCGTGTTCATCCCCTCCAGCGCGGTTGTGGCAGCCCGGCTACCCGGCCGGGTCCCTGCTAGTTCATCAGCCACAGTGTCTGCCGTTGGCCACGGGGCCTCCTCTCTGACCTCGTCTGGAGACGCGGCTCCAACGATCTTGGACATCCTAGCCATGCCCGCGTTGACCGTGAATACCTGCCCATTCATCTGTTGGCAAAGGGTCCCTGTCCTTTCATCGTTCGGGTTGACCAATTGAACCCTCCGCACCCCGGCATCGTTGTAGCCTGTCATCTTGCCGAAGATGCGGGACTGGTGTCCTGCGACGGACGAGACCTGCTGGAAGTAGAAGTCCGGGTTGCCTGCGTACCGCGCTGGCACGGACGGAGCAAAGGGCGAGGCCGCCTGCCCTGGCACAAGCCCAAACTCCTGCCGCAGCGCCTTGTGGAGAACCGGGCCAGCCTCCCGGTGACTAAGCCCCTGCTCTAACAACACGTCCCGGCTCACCGCAGACACGCGGGTGGACAGCTGTTCACTGTAGAAGCTGTCCACCCAGAACATCTGCTGGTTGCCAGAGGCTGCAATGGCCAGCTGGTCAGGCTCACCAAACATGAACCTGCCCCGCGCCGCAGTGACCGCGTCCTGCTTGCTGACCCTGTAGATGGACCGCAGGTTGCCTTCTACCACCTGCTGTTGTTGGGGCGTGAGCGGCGTGGACAGCTGGATCCCTAGCCCCCGAAGGAAGGCGCTGATGGCCGCCCCGGTGAATGGCCCGGCGGCTAGCCGCCCGATGCCGGTCTGCAAGCCGGATGCTGCGCCTGCCTTCCATGCCTGTGAGATGGACGCCCCCATCTTCCGCTCTATCGCCATGGCAAGGCGGCGGGCGTTGACCTTGGTCACCCGGCATAGAAGCCCATCGGTAGCCTCTCGAAGGTCTGCCAGCGCCTCAACAGGGAGGAGGGATAGGTCTAGAAGATGCCGCGCCACAGCCCTCCGTCCCGCTTCGTGGTCTCCCCCTTGCCCTGCTCCTCCTCTTCCTTTGTTGCCTTCGGCTTGACCGGGACGAACTTCTGCTGGACCTCTTCCATGCCATCCAACAAGACACTGCCGGTCTCGTCCCGCTTCATCTCCATCCTGAACATCTTCCCGTCCTCGAAGTCCCTCACCACGATGTGGTCCTTGAAGATGCCCATTAGGCCGAGGCTTCGATTGGTCTTGCCCTTGTTCTGAGTGATGGCAGCCATGACCTTCTTGGCGAGGTCCATCAGCTCCTCCCCTTCGACCAGGTCCACCTTGCTAACTTGAACATATCCTTCCATGTGGTTCTCCTATTCGGTAAGGAAGAAGCGGTCATCCAGCTCCTTCTCGATCCTCCGGCGAAGGTCTAGCATCCCATCGATCACGCGGCGAGCCGTGTCTCCACTGGGCGCCCCGCCACCCGACCCAAGCCCTGACTGTGCTTGAGCGAAGGTGACCGAGAATGGCACGTCCAGCGGCACCCCCTGCGGCATAGGCCCGATGTCCTCGCCGAACACGTCTCGGATGATGCGGTCTGCTCGCCTTGGAGTCATGCCTCCGGATCGCTCTGCCATGCCCATCAGGGTGATCAATTGGATGTCGTCGGTGACGTTCGGGTTATTCAGCTTGAAGGTGTGGAAGCGGGCGCCCCACCGCGCGAGGACGAACCGGTTGACCGCGAACGTGTCCTTGTTGCGCTCAGGGGCGAAGACCTGCTCATCCGCGACCGCACGGCTCGTGTCGGCTGTGGCTCTGGTGTAGTCCTCTGTCCTGCCAACAAAGATGGGCGGTAGGCGGAAGGACTGCCTGACCTTCTCCCGGTTGTTGCCATCGTACTTCTGGAACAGTTGGTCGTCCTTTTGGTACTGAGCCAGCGGCATGACGCGGATGCGAAAGCTCTGCGGGTTAGGCGTGCCGTCCTCCACCGTCTCGCCCTCCATCAGCAGGAACCGGGAATAGTTCATACCCTTCTGTACCTGCTCCTCTGTCCACTTCTGTAGACGGTCGATGGAAGCCTCGGTCAATGCGCCGTTCTCCACGATCACGAACATGGAGGGGATAGCATTGTTGGTAAGGGTGTTGAAGTTGATCTCCTCGGCACGTCGGCTGCCTCGGATAGAGAAGAGGTTGCCTATCCACCCCGTGACCCCGTAGGCGGACAGCGGGTTGTAGCCCTTGAAATGAAGGAGCGAGGTTGCCCTACGCTGGGTAGGTATGATGTCCGCGAACTCCCCCGTCCATTTGTCCATCGGTCTGGGGTCCCCGGCCTCCTTGAACCACATCACCTTCCCTGTGCCAGACACCATGGCGAAACGCCTGAACCGATGCCACATCGGGACGTCCGCCAGCTCAAAGTTCTGGGCTGGCTGGACCAGCTTCATCTTGACCTTCACTGGCCGTGGCATCTTCTCGGTCAGACGAACGGCGTGCCCCACCACGTGGTTGAGGCCGACCAGCTCCCCCGTGGCGTCCTCGATCATTTCAACGTAGCCATTGCCGCAAGAATGCTGGTCGTCCTTAACCTTCTCCAAGATCATGTCCAGAGACTCGGTCGGGTGAACAGCCTCTAGCTTGGCTTGCAACACAAGGCGCTCCGCTTCAATATCGACCGACAGATCGGAGCGGACCCCCTCAGCCATCGGGCGCTCGCGGATAGTCCAACCAAAGCCCACGGTGTTAACGACCATCGCCCGGATGCACTGACCAAGTTCCGTGTTGTTCTCCCGCTGTGAGCTAAGCCACTGCAACGGGTATGGCGGATCGATCAGGCGCAGCTGGCCGAGGGACACCTTGGCGAACGGGTCCTGCTGGTCGGCGTTGGATGTGGCGGCGTCTGGAGAATCGCTCTCGGCCTCCGCCTTCCGGATCGCAGCCGGGGACGGGCCAATTGGTACGGCGCGAAGGCGTACCTCGCGACGGACGCCGCCTTTGTCGATAGCGTCGAGAACAATGCTTGAGGCAGAGGATGTCTTCAAGGCCACCTCCGAGGGCGGAGGCGCCCCGCCCCAACTTCGGGTTACGAACGCCCCGGCTAACCCTTGGTCGTCTTCAGGGTCGCAGAGCCGAGGGCGTTCAGGTCCGTCCTGACCTCGTTGGCAATCGCCCGAGCCTCGGCGAGGTCAGCCTTCACCTCATTGGCCAGGGTGCGAAGCGTACCCCCGACGGTCTGGAGTTCCGCGACAGCCGTCACATTGAT